GCTATTTTTTGATCCAATTGTGCTTTCTTCAACTGTAAATCAATCATTTTAAGTTTCTTGTTAAGTTTTGCAGTCTTGGCAGTAATAGCATGTCCTAACATACTACTTGCTGAATTGAATATCTCACTAGCAAATCTGCTATCCACTTGCATGCCCAAGTCAAATAAATCCTTGTAACTACTTGTTGCTAAATTAGCCAATTCATCCATTTCAATATCACTTGCCTCTAATCCACGAACTTGGGGTAGAGCATTTTCTATTTTTTCTAGTGTATCTAGTGCATTCATAGTTACATCTTCAGCATATTCGGGGATAGGGATTTTAAGATCCCCGATTTCTTCTTCCGGTAGCTCAAATAATTCTGCGAGTTTTTTAGTAATTTTAATTCTCCTGTATCATTTATTTAGTTTGCAATTAACACCGTGCCATCTAAAGTAATTACCTATATTTGATGACTTGTTGCAAAACTCACATATTTTTATAGAATTTATTCTAGTAATCTGTTCGGCAACCACATGCGGATTATTTTCTAAAAATTTTTTACGTTTTACACTTTGTATATATCTAGCAGTATCCGATTTCCAAAATAGTGAACTAGATTTACTTAACAATTTTTTTGTAGATTCACTAACTGTCCTATCTCTGTCAGACCAGGCTGCAATCATTTTATTTTTTGTCAATTCAGATTTTGGTATATTTTTTGTCTTGTTGGATAATTTTTGTTTATGCTCATCAGATAATGGTTTCTTTTGCTTTCCAGTGTTAGTTTCTGTAATATTTTTAACAAACTGTTGTCTTAATAATGCGTATTCCCTAGATGAAATATTATACCTATTTTGCTTAGAACCTGCACGACACATTGACCATAAGCCAAAAATCATTTTTTTCTTAGCTGGTCCGTCAGTCATTCTAACTAATAATTTATGACAAACAAAATGTTCTCTAGCAGTTAATTTTATCCTATTTACTTTATCATTGGGATTACCATCTAACCAACCAATTGGGCCTTCTCTAACTCTATTTTTATAAAAAGATTCGGGAATGATATGGTGATTTTCATAATACTCATTCGGTATTATTTTTCGGATTTTTGCATGCTGTATTATTTTATAATACAAATCGGTATATTTGTTCTTGATAAATATCATTGCTGATTGCTCCTTCATAGCGTTAGAGTAGTTGGGAACGCCAATTCCGCGAACTACACTATTATTTATCTTTTTCCATTACGAAAAATATCGGTTTCACTTATAACCCTAAATGTGAAGCCATTTTGCTTACAATATAGATTTGCCGCGGCAAATTTTGCCATATTAACAATAGCATGTGCTTTATCATGTTTACTTTTCGCTTCATTAAGTGAGGTTTGTGCTTTTGGTTTCACTTCAATAACTTCAGCTTTTTGATGTCCATATTTATTTGTGTAAACGACAAAAAAATCAGGAATATAATTTGCTCTTTTACCGGTCAATGGATTTGCATATGGAATTACAATAGCTTCACTAGCCCATTTAGAAATGCTTTTATTAGTATCTAAAAAATGCATTACTTGCATTTCCCAACCACTGCGATATCTAGGTAAGTGTTTACCTATATACTTTTCAGGTTGAGTTGGTGTGAATACACCTTGTGCAAAATTTGCCATTATACAACAATATTACGTTGAACTGGTTCATTGGGTGTTGGTACTACTCCAAACCCATATAGTGCTGTTTTACTTTTTAAACTATTCAAATAGTAAATCATAATAGCACTTGCTTCTAATTTACTTTTGCCTCTAACATATGATAATAAATCCAATGGATCTTCTTTTGTTATTCCAGCAATTCTAAAAATCATTGTAGTAAAATTATTTGCTACTGCTATGCTATTTGTAACACTATAAAAATAAGATTTTACAATTTCATATCTACTTGCATCAACTACCATTGAATAATTATAAAAACTATCAAATAGTTTCACTGATGTGTCTACGGTAGAAGGTGCGTCTATTGTGTTTGCCATATTATTTACCTATAGCTGTATTTACTGCTTTAGTAATGGCTGTGTTAGTATTTGATACAACTTGTTGTGCAGTTGGGAAATTAAACTGTGTATTCCTATTTGGTGTACCTTGCAGCCAATTGCTAGCTACACCCAATGCATCACCTCTGGCAGCATTGACAATTGATGCAGGATTTTTAAATGTGTTTAATGTAGTACCCGCAATTTTAAGCGCACCCAAATAATTACCACTAGACAACGCATCTTGGAATCCACCAGCTGCATCTAATAGACCACCTTGTCCTAAGATAGTACTATTGCTACCAGGTGTTGCAATAGGGCTAGTAGTTGTATCATAATGACTAGAATCACCAAATCCAGTAATTATTTCAGATGGTTTTTTACCATCAATTGCACCAGTATAATATTTTACTGTTTCATATTGAACAGACATTTGATGTTCCATAACACCATTACCCTGAGAGTAATCATATGTATCATGTGCAAAACTTTCAATGATAGGATTTATAAGTCTATACAAAATAAAGTTATGTTGATTGAAACCATATATATTGATGGATCTAAAGAAAGGAGTTTTAACGACACCTCCTAATTTTGAAACTTGATATCCTGCGTTAGTTAGTGCAGGCTCACCAATATATCCCCAATCATCGTTACTTGATATATCAGGTTCATACATATTTCTTTGATTAATATCTTGGGTTGATGTAGTATTGCTCAACCCTTTAAGCGCACTACTTGTTTTACTTTGAATGATCATTGGATCAGGTTGTAATGCATCTTTATAGTAATATGTATAATAATTATGCCATAACTTTGTAATTAAACTACTATTGTCATCATGAAATACAATGTTGACTGGATCATATTTAATTTTAGTTTGTACAATACGCTTACGATTGTACTGATTCATAGTATGCAAATCAAATGTATACTTTGGTAGTTGTACAGTTTTTACTGCCAAACCATAATTTCTATCAGTGGGCATGTCTGCTAACTGACCTATTAAACTCTCATTTAAATCAAAATAAACATGAAATAAGAATTTATATTTTGGTGCATAACCATATGCGTTGGTAACAAAGGTTTTACTTGCATGTTGATAATCACGCAAATACTCATTACCAAAAAAGCCAGCAGATACACTACTGGCTATTTCCTGAAAGAATCCAGCCATGTATTAACCAATACCTGTTACTGAAGTACCACCGAATGCACGACCAACACTTGTACCAACACCTGAACCTAGTGGTGATTGGATTGCGTTATCAAATCTAATTGACAATTGAATTGTAGCTGGTTCGTTTGATTTGTAATCCATGTTGTTATAATTTGCTGATTTGATGAAGCAGCCATATAACTCCCATGCTTCCAATACGTTAGGAAGTAGTGTACCGTTGCCACCGTCAAGAATTTCATAGTTAATTTGGAATTTATAGTCTTGACCAGTAGCAGCACTTGCTTGTTCAACAAAGTCAAATTGTTTCTGTAGTTGCTGACCAACTAGTTTAGAAACATTACCTGATGCATCATCACGTAAATTGATTTGTGTCTCTTGCCATGCATGCTTACCTGCTAGGTAAACTTTACTATTATAAATGTCTAATGTAATTTCTTCAAAAGACACATTAGGTCTTTGAATATCCATAACTTGTTTAGTTAGTTCTTGAGTAGAACCACCTGTTCCAAAGTTTAGGAATAATGCTCTAAAACGATACTGTAGTTTAGGCATCAACAAACCCTGAGAACTAGGGGTGTTGTCTGAACCTACGGTCATATTGAACAGTGAATTTGAGGCTGTTGCCATTATATTGTCTCCTTAATATTATTTATCTTTAAAATAAAGACCCCCTTAGGGGTCATTTATTATTTTAATTTAGCGATTCCACCTGTGTTCAATATACGTACTGGAATGTATATGAATTCAGTTGATTTCACTGGTTCAATTGCAATATCAATCCATAACTCATTTCTATCGATACGAGATGGAGTGTTATTTGTATCATCACAAACTACCAAATAATCATATAGACCACGTTTTGCAACTAAGTCAATGAATAATGATTGTACAACACCTGTAACTTGACTACGTGTTAATGCATCATTTGGTTCGAATACGAATGGACGAGCTGCAATTTGTAATTGATAACGAATGTATGCGATTAATCTACCTACATTAGTTCTATCCATTGCAGTATTGCTTGCATAGCTACTCTTATTACCGTAATTCAATAATCCAAGACCTGTAAAGTAAGCTAATGGATTAATTTGATTTGTGTATAATACATCACGTATTGATACACGATTCTTAACAGTAATGAATTCACCAGTTGTACTATTCAAATAACCAATGTTAGTAGCATTATCAATAGTACCGCGACGTGTACCAGCTGCTGCAAACCAAGGATAAGCAACTGTGTCGTTACGTAAGAATGTACGTAGCATCATGTGACTTGCTGGAACAACTGCTTGTGCGCCTGTTAAGTCTGTTGTGATACCACTTGGATAGAATATACCTAAATATTCATCACGTGTTACCCAACCTTCTTCGCCAGTTTCTGTTGCACCTGCAGCATTAGTAGCCCAATTTGTAATCTCAGTTGCCTGATCTTTCAATCTTAGTGGTGTGT